ACTTCATTTCCTAGTTCATGGGATGTGTCAAGATTATTTTGGCGTTCTGATCTAAAGAGATTATACTATAACAAAGGTACAGAAGGTTCTCCGTTATGGGAGGGAGCAGACGTTCCTGTTGGAACAATCAATATGTATGTAGGTTCAACATCAGATATTCCTTCAGGTTGGTTACTTTGTGATGGTTCAGCAGTATCAAGAACTACATATGCTCAACTCTATGCAGTAATAGATTCAGAGTATGGAGCAGGTAACGGCTCATCAACATTCAATTTACCTAACTTTGTAACTGATAATAAATTCCCTAGAGCAGCAACTAATGATGCAGGCAGAGGAACAACAGGAGGAGCTTCAGATGTTACATTGACATCAGCACAATCAGGATTGCCTGCACACACTCACTCTGTTACAGATCCAGGTCATGGTCATGGAGCAGAGTCAGGTGGCAACTCTACATACTCAGGTAGTGTATTTAGAAACCATAGTTCAGGTGGTACAACAATTACAACAAATGATGCAACTACAGGGATTTCAATTCAAAATAATACTACTGCTGATGCAAGTTCATCACACGAAAACAAGCCACCATTCATAGACGTACACTTTATAATCGCAGTTTAAATATAAGTTTCCGTAACGGATTATATGCCAAGAGGTAAACAATCAGGAATAGCCTTTGGTCAGAGAACAAAACAAAAAGGACAATCTGACTTAGATCAGTTAATCAGGCTAAAACAGTTTTTAAAGGAAAGGTTCCATATGGATTTCAAGAGGGAATGGTACTGTGGATTTGATAAAGAATATGGAAACCTATGCAGAATTAGTGAACAAGTTGGTCGTAAAGAACTCCAACGATTTAGATGGAAAAACCCTGACCTCCTATGTCATGATAGAGAGTACGGAATTATTATCGTTGAGCTTGACGGTTCAATCCATGATAGAAAGGTTAGAAAAACAGAGGAAAGAAATGAACTCTTTAGAGGAGCAGGTATCAAGCTTATCGTACTCAATATTGCAGATATTAAAGAGTGCGGAGAAACAGTTATAGATAGGTTAGAGAATGATATGATGGATCTGATTCATGGCAAAAAACAATAACTGTAAGGGTTGTGGAAAGGAATTAGAATGGTACAGAGGTCGCCCTAAAGAATGGTGTGCCAAATGTTTGTATGTTGATACACTTAGACGAGGTAGAGAATATTATACTAAAAACAAAAAGAAACGACTTGATTACAATAGAAAATACAATAAAGAAAACAGATTAGAGATAGCACGTAAACAAAGAATAAGATCTAAAATTCCTGAAGAGATGGAAAGAAGAAGGGAATACATGAAAAAATATTACATCAAAAGAAAACAATTAAATAAATCTAAAGATTCTAAACGTTAATGATTAAATCAACATTCGCAATCGTTGCACTATTAGCAATCGGTGTAACTTTTGCACACGCTGAAGAATCAGTAGTACAAGTACCATTTGACTATCATGGTCAATCCTGTTGGTTAGAATCTGCTACCACATACCAATGTGTATGGGAAGGAGAAGTTGAGCCATTTTCTTTAGAGGACCTAGAGAGATATGCACATATCCTAACTGAAGAACAATACGCAGAGGAATATGCCAAACTTACAGCAGTTCCAGAACCAGAAGTTGTTGTAGATGACAGAACTCCTGAAGAAAAATTAATTGAGAAACTTCAATTAAAATTGTATAGAGGAGAAGCAGATGCAACAGAGGCTACACATCTAAGATTGTTAAAACAACTAGATGAATGTCAAAGAGGACTTGGTAATAGTGCAGCAGTACAAGACAGAACTTCATTTGTTGTCTCAGAATTTACTCATGGTAAATACAACAACATTGAGATAAGAGGACAAGTCGGAGATTTGTTATTGGCTATTCAAGAATGTCAAGCACAAAACACATTGGAGCATTATGTGTTATCAGCAGCAGATGGTAACATGGTTAATGGAGAAGATGATGTGTTCTATGACCACTATGGTGCATGGGAAGGTATAGAGGCATTGGACTTTGAATTATATACCAAGAACTCAAAGAGAATAGACATGAATGGTATCTGTGATAACAACCAATACACATGGTCAAACAAAATCATGATGGGTTGTGAGGACACTAGAGTATATGATGGTACTACACACAAAGGTACGTCAGGAAAGATAACTTACTTTTCTGGAACAATAGGAGAGTATCACAAATACTTGAATGAAAACAACAGATATGCAACTACTGAGGACAAACAACAACAAGCTGAATTAGCAGCACCTATCTTACAAGAGATGTTAGAAGATAATCTCTGGTATGATAGGGATTAACCCCTTTTTTATTTAACCAAAAACTTTATAAGTACGGTACGTTGCGGTAAATTGTGGTAAAAATTTGCCATGACATATGTCATAGGCTAAAGTCAGAGAAAACTGTAGCACCCATATATGATAATCATAGAAGATGTACCTTATGCTCTGTATATTATCCAAAAGAAATATCGAGATGTCCATGTTGTAAAAACATCACAAGGTCAAAACCGCACAACTCTATAAATCGCGAAAGATATAATAATAGGACTATGATCATAGTTAATGATGATTCATCACACATATATTCCACGATGTTTTGAGATTGACTTTGTAATTTTTAAACAAAAATATGGTAAAAGTACCTCAAGACGATTATGCCAATTAATTAGGGAGAGCCTAGATATTGATAACTAAGTATGTAGATGCAGATGGAGAGGAATGTAAGTTATACCAGATGAAGGAACTTGTTCCAACATTGGAGGGAGACAAAAATGTATTACTACAAACAATAATATCAGGACAATCAGAGATAGAACATTTTGCAACTATGATCATATATAATTGTCCAAACAAAGGTAATTGTACTGCAAAAAAAGAATGGCATTATCCAGAGGACTTTAAAGATTGGAGAGACATACCACAAAAAGCAAGATGTGATATGTGTAATTTGGAAATGTATGTCAAACAAGTAAAAAAGGAACAACTACGTAAAGTCCTAATGACAGAGCAGGGAGAGTCTAATCCATTACACTTAACAGGATTTATCTATGGAAATGAAATACAAAATTTGCAACCAGGAACAAAACTAAATCTGCGTGGAATGTTAAGGTCCAGAAAAAGAAACGTAAAGGACTTGACATATCACAGATTCTTTGACATTAGTGAATACAGAAACTCTGATGATAAACCTATACTACCAACTGAGGAGGAGGTACAAGAATTCAAAGACTTGGATAAAACAGAAGTCATAAAATCATTTGCTCCTCACATCAGAAATATGTATTTGATCAAGGAAGGGTTACTTTTGACTTGTTTAGGGGGGGTTCAAACCGAAACTGTAAGAGGAGATATTAACACTCTACTCCTAGGAGATCCAGGTTTAGCCAAGACACAGTTGCTCAAATTCGTAACGGAAATTGTAAAGAAATCTGATTATGTAAGTGGGAAATCCGCTAGTGGAGCAGGGTTATTCGGTGGAGTTGACAATCTTAGTGACGGAACTCGTATAGGAAAGCCTGGATCAGTTACAATGTGTAACGGAGGAGTTGCAGCACTAGACGAGATTGAAAAGATGAATGATGCAGATAGGACATACTGTCACGAAGTTATGGAATCTCAGAAATTTAGTCTAAGAAAGATTGGTATAGACATTACATGGGAAGTCAAGGTATCAATTATTGCAGCAGGCAATCCAAGAAAAAGCAGATGGAATCCTGAATTATCAATTAACGAGAACATCAATCTACCTGATTCATTGTTGTCAAGATTTGGTTTGGTATTTCTAGTAAGAGATATTCCAAACAAGGATGATGACTTGCAGATAGCAAAACACATTATGAAAGTAAGACGAGGAGAGATAACTGCTCCGCTTGATAAAGAACAGATGATGAAGTTCATAACATATGCAAGAACTTTGAATCCTGTAATACCTGATGATGTAGATGACATACTTGTAGAATGGTGGTCAAAACTAAGACAGGAAAAACAAATAAATGAATCTCTATCAGTTGACATCAGAACATATGAGGACTTGTGCAGATTAACTCAAGCATATGCAAGATTGGACTTGGTTGAAATAACATCACAGGACCATGCAAGAAGAGCAATCAAGATGCTAAATGACTCGTTACAAACATTAGGAATGAGTACACCAGGAGAACGTAATGCTAGCATCGTAGAGCATATGGACAAGTCAGAATACATCAGATGGGTATTTACTGATCCTCTCACACATACACAAGCAATTTCAAAACTCATGGAAAGACCAAAATGGTTTTCAACTGAGGAAAAAGCAGAAGCAGAGATTGACAAATTACTACACAAGACCAACTCTCTGTTAGAATCTGGAGGTAAATATACATGGGTAAGTTAGCAGATGCAATAAAGGAATACAAGACAGCACCAATAAATTCTCCTGCTGAACGTGCAGCAAAGGAAACTATTCTGCAAATAACAGAGTCACAATGGTGGAAAGATAATGTAGGTAGGGAGTTTAAGATGCCTAAAAAATATGACAATAAGAAGCAGCAGGCTATATTTACAGAGCCTCAGTTTGTATTCATTGGTAATTTTATATTTGCTAGGCATGAGTTTTGTGAAAAGTGTAGGTTGTATAAGGGTTTATTAACTTACACTAATGGACAAATGTTGTATGCGAAACCTTACATTACCTGAGATCCAGGCAAGATTTGACCGTCATGCAAAACTACACAGATTTGAAGTAGATAAATTATTTGAAAATGTCAAACATAAACCATTTACTGAGATGCAGTATAGGTATTTAGAGATAGGGATTAGACATCAATTCATTTATGACATAGAGACATCTGACTTTGATCCAGAACAGAATTTTATCATATGTTATGTTGGAATATTAAGAGATATAGTTACAGAGGAGATAGAACATATACAGGATTCAATAACCAAACAGGACATAAAGAAGGCAGTATCACAAAGCACATTTGACTTTGACAAGAGATTGCTAACAACATTGTCACATAATATGAAGCAGGCACATCACGTAGTAGGACACTATTCCACAAAGTTTGACAATCCGTACTTTAGATCAAGATGTTTATTGACAAAACAAACTGACTTGATTCCAGGATATGGCTATCAGTTCTATGGAGACACATGGCGAATGATGAAAACTACAATGAAAGCCAAACGTAACACATTGAAGAATTTTATTAGACAAACGACAGGTAATGACGAGAAAACCTTTGTAGATT